TACGATAGTCGTTGTGATTCTTTTTTGCTAATATGCTTATTTCAGTATCGTTGAACGACTTGACGATATCAACATCAAACGAGTTATACAATATGTACGGTATTTCAAAATCAGTAACTGATTCTGTAAAATTTTGTAGCATGTGTATTGCTATACTAAATGCGTAGTCGTTTCTAAATTTAGCTGACGACAGTCCGTATAGATTCTTGTACCATAGCCAATTATTGTGAATATGCTGCACAGTGTCAAATACAGTTTGCGCTACCGTTGACTTAGTAAAGTACATTACTGTTGCCCAATACATAGGCACACTGTTTAGTGATATTTTTGCTACGCTTGGGTCTTCGCATATATGAGAAAACTGCTTATAGTGCTTTGTAGCTGAGAACTGTTTGTTTGAATTAAACAGTTGATGTAGGTTATTATTACATAGCACAACATCAGTGTCTAACACTAACGTTTGCTCATACGGGGAAAGTTCGTACGCAAGGAAGCGATTAGTATTAAACCATTTATCTCTTACACTATCAGTACTACTACGAAAAGTTCTAAAGTTGTGCTGATTCTCTACTTCTTGATATACAATGTTTTCAATGTATTTGTTAATATCAAATGGGAAGGAAGCAACTGACTGTTTATCAGTAACCAACGTAACTGGTAGATTAAGAAATCGCTTTACACGTTTTGCGCAGAACACTGCCTGTTGTACATAATCTACTGTATCATTGTTGTGAGCAAATAGCAGTACACCTTTAGACACTGTTATTCCTTATTTGACTAGTTACATGATTGTAACGATCAAGATACTCGTTAGTTGCGTGTTGATAATGCTTCTTGACTTTGCTACTGAACTCTAATATGTCAGTTAGTCGTACAGGCATATTATCTTCATCAATAACAATCGAACCCATTTCAAGTTGATGTAGCAATGCCATGAGATTACCAGTTGCTATAAAGCGGCCGCCGGCATAGTAAAAAGTAGCATCTTCAACATATTGCTCGAGCAAAAGCTTTTTATGTCGATTAATAGAGTCAAGTGTTTTGCCCACTTCTAGGGCGTTTAAAAGTTTCTCATCCATACTACTAATTATACAGACTTTTACAGTAGTGTCAAGAAAATTATGCCCAGCCGCCTGAACTAAATGTCGGTGCTGCTACACTAACAGCGGTACTGTTAGGTGTTAGTACAGTAATAGTGCCAGTGACATCTACTGTAATGTCCTCGTCTACTGCTGGTCCTGTGCCTGTTTGGTCACCTGTGTCCGCATCAACAACCTGTAACTGAAATGTCATTTGTGTATCACTTACATGATACGCTGTAACTGTCATAAAGTTTTCGTCATACTGAGAATAAGATGGATTGACATCTGCTAAAGACATTGTAATTAATGTACGAATAGTACTAGCATCAGAATTACCAAATAGATAATAGGCATCGCTTGTAGTATTCACTGTACTAGCCGGTCCAGTAGTACTAACGTTTGTAGCTGTAAGATCAGCAGTACCAAATCCGTTAAGCGCACCGAGCCAATCTTGATCCTTATTACCTGCCCCTGCGTTTGCTCCGCTGAACGAAATTCTTAGTTTTCCGCCTGCGTTCCAAAATTGAAGCTTGTGATCTCGACTAGTCCAGGTTGCCGTTACTGACAGTGTTTTCGTGTCGTTCCAGGTTGCTGTTAGCGTTGCTGTTAAGCCTGTTGAACTTGTAAGATGCGTGCTATGAGCTGTAAATCTATTAGCATAGTTAAATGTGCTAATAGTTTCCATATTGTTGTACTGCGTGGCTGTGATTTGATCGCCTGCTGTTAAGGTAGCAATAGCGGGAGAAGTTGTAGTAGAATTTGCTATGTGGTCATAAGTGTTTACGATATCAGTACGTAAATTGTTCCAGTCAGAAGCAGTTACTTTGTCACCCACAGCTACGTTAGCACTTGCTAGTGTTGTGTTCCATCCATACGCATTTGTGTCATTAGTGACATTTACTGGGGTTCCTAAAATATTAGAAACTTCAGTGTACAATGTTGCGTATTCTGCTTGTCCAATTTTATCGCCTACGCTCTTAGCCATATACTATCCTAACTATAATTAAATGTATTAGTAGGTGTTTTCTCAGCAAATGTAGGTGTTGCTAGGGCAACATTTGCGCCGCTGGCTGTGAATACTTGTACTAGACTGTTGATATCAGTTTCAACATTATCATCGGCTCCCTCAGCGCCGCCGCCGACGTCAGCATCATTTACAATAACCTGAAACTCGTACTGTGTACTCGAACGCTTAATAACTTTAATTTCATAAAAGTTCTCATCGTATTCGGTATAATTAGGCTGATCAGCACCAGATGTAGCATATATAGTTTGTTCTGTATTTAGAGAAAGACTATCTATATACCACCAGCCGTTATACGACGGTCCTGCTTGACTTATCTGAAGCGTGCCGTCGCCGGTTTCGGTCATACTCATATTATTAATATCAATAATTCCTACGCCGCCGATAATGTTAACCCAATCTTGGCTCTTAGTCTGCGAACCCGAGTAAGAAGCACTAGCACTGAATCGTAGTGTTCCGCCAGCGTTAATCCAGCCTTCTTTATGAGCTTCGTTATTCCATGTTACAGTGAACGCATGTTTTTGAACACCATTCCAGGTACTAGTTAAAGAAGCAACTGTTGCTGTTGCTAAACTACGCTGAGTCGAAGCCACTGTGTTTCTGTTTGTAACATTGAAATCAGCTATAGCTTCATATGCGTTATATGTATCAGCTGTGATTAGTTCATCTGTTGCTACTTCGTCTATAGAAGGTTCAGATCCTACTATATGAAAATAGCAACGTGAAATGTCACTATGAAGTTTGTTCCAGTCAGCGGCTGTAATTAAATCAGCTGGCAGCTTGATAGGAGCATCTGGGTTTTGGTCATAGCCTGCTACTGTGCCAATCGACGCTGTTGACCATGAACCCGAAGGTTGCCCTAACACTCTTGCTGCTTTGCCACGCAAGTCTTCATACTGCGCTGCTGTGATATCTTCGTTAATGCCTACTGTCATTCTTTACACCATTAAGAAGCATTCTACAAGCTTCTCATCAGTATTTATATTACTCTCTAGTGCTATACCTACTAAATGGAATTTCTGCTCAGTACTAGCACACCCGTTGTCGTGTGCCCAAACTCGATCACCTTTGTTTACAGCTCCAACAACTCTAACCGGAACACGCCCTTTAAGTGCTATTGGCTGGCCTTCTGCTTCTGCGTTCATCAAGTAAGCAGGCTTCTCGGATATAACGCCAATTGCTGCGAAAGAAGCAGCCATGTAAGCGCTTGCTTCGTGATCTTCGTGTGCGCAAATAGTCATTACAGTGCCAACGCCGTGTTCTTGATCAGTTGAGTATACCTCTGCTAAGTCAGCATAACGAGCTTGCGTAGCAGTGCCCTGGAATAATGTTGCGTTAAGATTACCTGCTGCATCTCTAACAGCAATAGTATTAGCGGTGCCTGCGCCTGCTGTGTCAACACTAGCAGTTCTGTCAGTGCCGCCAACTCTAATAGCGCTGGAAGATTGAGCTAAGCCGTAAAAGTTGTTAGCGTAAACATCAGCAAACTTAGATGCGTTAGCACCAATGTTAACACTTTCGCCGTTTCCAGGTAGTACTTCGCCTGACTTAACTTGTAATACGTCATCGCTACCGATTCTGTGTACTACTTTATCGCCTTGGTCATTAGTAATAACTGCGTCGCTGCCGTTTTCAATAATAAGCTTTAGGTCTTGACCTGCACCAACTGTTAACCCGTTATCATTACCAATTGCCACTGCTTCGTTAAGAGAAGTAGTAGTATTTGATATTTCTTTAATGTAGAAAGAAGCAAGGAACCCGCCTAGCATTTCTGCGTTACGTGTTGTGCCGTAGAACATATGATCAGTAGTTGTAACACCGTTTGTACTAGACTGTGTATTACGCTGTGTAACACCCGGCTTCACTACGTCGAAGTTAGGAATGGCATTGTTTTCTGCTGTTTGATCAATTGTGTACTCAGCATCATCACTAAACACATAAACAATAACATCGTTAATAATAGCAACAATAGCTTTATGTAGTGTGCCTACTGTGTCTTTAATAAGACGACTCTGCATTTGAGTTACGCCTGAACCAGCGTCTTGCGGGCCTACAAGGATAAATTCGCTACCGGTGTAAACGTGTAACTGTAGATCGTCACTGTCCCACCATAAATCGCCTTCGCTTAGCCCTGCTGGTGCTTCAGTAGCAACTTCAGTGCCGCCTGTGTTACGCCAGCGTGTGCCGTTGTAGTATTTAATTTTGCCTACGCTAGAGTCGTACCAAATTTGTCCAGTAAGTGCTCTAGGTGGTTGATTGTTTCCTGCGAAATTCTCAAGCAAGAAAACAAAGTTTTCATTTTGAATCTCACCGTAACCTGCAAAGTTACGGCCTACAAGTTTTAGGTCTGTAGCTTGATCTACAGTTCCGTCTTCTACTACACTTAAAACGTTAGTATTGTAGGTGTTAATTGTATATGCCATTAGTGCTTAACCTCTCAATTACTATTATTTATCCGTATTATAATTTTACAACCAACGCCTTGTTGGTGTCACTGGTGATACTCCGTAAGTAGTATCAATCGTCTCGGCTTCCGTTCGCATATAATCCCCACAAATACGTAGGTTGATGTGCCAACTATTAATCGGTGCCATCTCAGGGTGCTCGTTACCTTCGTCGTCGGTTAGCATGTTGCCGGTGGCTGTGTAAATTAGGCCCACAATGTCGAAGCTATGATTGTGACTATTCATGACGAGGTAGGCATCGCCGTCGGGCGTCTCAACGGTTTCCCCAGTCTCTTCGTCAACAGACGTTGTAACGGGCTGGCAGTAAAACGGCTGGAGGGCCGTAGCTGCTGCCGCTTCGTCGGCGAAGGTGTAGTAGAAGTCTTGCTTTTTGATGTAGTCAGTCATCAGTTTGTTGCCTCCTCGATGCCGGTTTCGTCGATGTCTTTGTCCCACTGCCGGAACTGCCTGATGGTGCCCATAAAGTCGGTCCCAAGTGTCATGTCAGCGGCAGACAAGTCTACCACACCATTGTTTGGGGTTCCGGTGGTTGATATTGCCGAGCCAGAAGATGCAGCTTGAAGGGTAGACGACGTGTGTCGCCAAGCGATGCTGTACGGAGAGAGTACGCCATCAGAGACAGAATGAAATCCAACACCTTCTTCTGCCTTGTAAGGACTAGGGCCGTTATAGCTTAGGACTACGACGTTGCCTTGATATGACCCGTTCCATCTTATTGCCGTGTCTATTCGTTGAGTGTTCGTCTCTTTCCACTGTGAGAGCGTCATAATATCTTCAGCATCATCACTGGCAGTTATTCGGCCTTCGATGGCGAGGGATATTGCCACCGGGTTGACTTCACGGACTGACACATCAGTTACTTTAGCTGTGGCATTTAAAGTGTTAAGGCTAAGGCCGATTATCGGATCAGTTACAGTAGCTTCAAATATCAGTGTTTGTATACCTGTAGAACTACTATCAGTATTCTCACGAAGAATACTATACGAATTGTCAAACACAACAATATTAAAATTATCTGAAAGCTCAACAACATTAACACCGACTCTATACGTTTTGCCAATTGTTAAACCTGATAAAGCTATCGTAGCTACTCGGTGACCTGATTGTGTTGTGCTACCGTTTCTGTCAATAAACAATTGGTCTTCAGGTAGAATAGAAATAACCGAAGTGCCGTCGTTCGACCAACTATTAATATCAGTCAAGCTATTGAAATCACCAACATAGTTGCCATTATTGTCAACTACTAACTCGGATCCGATATACTCAACGTCTGGCCAGCTGAACTGCGCAGGTGGTATATCAAGTGTTTGTGTCGCTCTTGTTACAGTAGCGCCCGAAGTGGGAATGTAGCTGGACGGGGTGGAGGCGATTTCAAGTTGAACGCCCCAGACGTGGGCGGTTTTCGTTGTGCCATCCAGTTTAACTTGCCAATAATGGAACTCGTTCGTTTGTGTCGCCGTGCACCCCAATCGGACCCATCCGTTTCCGTAGTGTTCAACGTGCCCCGTAGCGTCGGTGGGTGTGGTAATACTGTCGGTTGCAAATGTGTAGGTTACTGACTTACCAAACAAGCCTAGAGTGACTGAGGTTGCGTCCTCAGCCTTAATCCAGAAAGAGTACGTCTGCACCGTTTCGTCGTAAGACCCGTAGGTATTATTATAGTTGTCCCAAGCGTTATCGGCGGCGGTGCCAGTGGCGGTTAGGAGAACGGCGTCGGTGCTACCGTCTGGGGCTGTTTCAGTAGACGACGTGGACGTTGCGTTAACCCGATAGGCATTGGTGCTGTCAGGAACCGTTGAGTATGTCCGCAAGTTCGTACGGGCTTCACTCTCAAGGAGCAGCCCCTCGTTAACCCACGTGGAAGTGGTCGTATCGTACACGTGATGCCCAACCCGAGGGAGGTACTCCACCGAGCCGTTGGTGGGGACGTAGGTTTCTAGGCCGGTTGCAGCACCGGGTACAGGAGCCATGCCGCCAAGGTCGGAGCGGTAGACGTGTGCGCCCCATACGGACACAACGTCGGCACTGTTTGACCGGTTAATGATACGAACCCGGCCCGTCGTTGGATTATCGTTCGATATTGTTTCGAGCTGCCAACTGCCTGTAAACGTGATTTCGTTTTCTGCCGCACCGTTGGTGTCTAGCTCCAGTTCGATCGTTTCTCCCGCAGTACCCTTTAGCCAGATGGCAAAAGTACACTTGAAATTCCTAGCCGCTGTGAAAACCTCAGAGAGGCGACTGTTCGTGCCTACCGAGAACCCCGAATAAGTGGAGGCGGTGGACCCGCCTAATGGGTCGGTCGCCGTTGAGCTGTCTAGTGTAACACCAACGTTGCCAGACCACTGCGAAAAGTCCTCACTGTAATCCGCCAAATTGTGTGGTGCCCAGACGAGGTCGCCTGCCGAGTTGACCATCGTGGAGTTACCGGTAGTACTGTAGGTAAGATCGGGACTGCTTCCAATGAAGGCGTCAGCGAAGGTCACAGGCTGATCAGCAAGTCTGTACTGCTGATTTACAAAATCAATGCCTACAGCCGCTTCGACATTATTAACAGCAAATTTCGTTAAACTGGTTGCTCCGGAACCAAACTGAAAGCTGTTAAACATTAACGTACCACCACGTCTGAAACTGCTATCAACGATGTAGCAGCATCAAGTACAATCATAGATATTACCATATATTCACCTGCTGCTCCGTTAAGCGCAGGCGCTGTTCCTGAAGTGTGCTTAAAAGTTGCGCCTGCTAATGACAGTGATGCGCTTACTGCGTCTTCTACAATAAGCGTAAGCGGAGTGCCGTCGGCAATATCAGTTACGTTTGATAATGTTACTGTAGTTGCGCCAGATGCTGTTACTTTAGTCATCTGCTTTGCTGACACGTCCCAGCTATTTGTTAAATTTAACGACGGTGTTGATATTCCAGTAACTGTAATATTATCAACTGTAGCAGTCGTTACATCTAAAGAATCAACATTTAGCCTTGGACCTATAATTAGCTCCGAACTGTCTGTAGTTTCAATTCTGCTAGTATATACTATTCCGCTTACAGTAACATCACCAGTTACGTCTAAAGTTGTGCTAGGCGAATCATTAAAAACACCTACTCTACGTTCACTTGAGTCAACTGTAATTGCTTCAATTTTAGCACTACCTTCGGTAATCCTAATACTAAAGTCATGATTTTGTCTTTCAACATCTATATGACTTTTAGTTGTAGCACCGTCTGTTTTTAGTGTAGCATACTTAGAATCTTGATAGCCTACACTTACTCCGCTTGGTCCTTTAACAAACAACCCTGCTTCGATGTTTTGATCGACTAAATTGTTACCGCTATCACGCTGATTAACTCTAACAAAACTTGCCGGAGTATAAGTATCTGTGCCATCTACAAACGAGCCTGCTTGTGTAGCAGTACCGTGAAACTTGTAATTAGCAGTGTCAACTGGATTAAATCCTATTTCAATTTGTGTGCCTGCTGTCCAACCCGCTGGAGTAGTTGCTGTATTTGGTGTAAATTGTACAGTACTCCATAAGCCTTTTAGTACGCCCGCAACATAATGTCCTTGTACTACTCTGTTAACACCTGTAGTGTCGACAATACTAATTGCTTCGTCGCCTGTTTTGCCCTGTGCTTTTGTATAGTTTGGTCCTACAGTTACAAAGGAAGTGCCGTTGTAAAACTTTAGCTGATCTACGCTTGTATCTACAAACAAATCACCTGTGTCTACATTAGACGCAACATCACCAACTACAGTGCCAGTAGCACTAACAAACGAATCACCGTCGTATACTTTAAGTCTGTTTTCAGAAGCATCATACCAAAGCTGGCCTTTAATAGCATTTTCTGGTGCTGATGTTGACGAAAAGTTTTCAAGTAACTTTACTAAGTTCTCGTTTAGTGCTTCGCCAAAACCAGCATAGTTACGGCCAATAAGTGAAATATCAACAGTAGTAGTATCAAGGGTGCCATCTACTAAGTCAGTTAATATTGTACCATCTGTTTTGTTTATTCTATATGCCATTAATTAACTCCTGTGTAGATAATGTAATTCATCGCCAAGTAAGGGTTAGTAACATCAAGAGCTTCGCCAAGTGAAGTGCTATTTACTCCGCCGCTTGTTGGAATTTTCTCACTTGTTTCAGAACCAATTTCAAAATCACCCGACAGTACACCTGACGGAAGCGACGCTTCTTTGGTTTCTCTAAATGCGTAAAACTGCTGACCAGTTTCAGAACGCATATCGTGCTCGTGTTCTGGCAGATTAGATACACCTATTGTAGTGTCTTCGCTACCGCCTACAGCACCTAGTGTACTTGCTGCTGTGTCTGTTACTCTATTATCAGTCGAAGCAGGTGTTGTGCTGCCCATGTTGTAAAGCCCTAATGGGAATCTACCACGTAGATCAGGTAGCGCAAACTTGCCAGTGCTTGGTGTTGGATCATAAGTGTACCCCAAAATATCAAACAACGCAGCATAAATCGCAACTTCTAGCTCTTGTCCGTTACAGAATTTCCATCCTGTTGGTTCTGCTGCGCTTGGCCAAATCATCATGCCGCCAACTGGGCTAATGCCTGGAATATTTTCAAACAGTGTTTGCTTGGTTACCTTACGAAGACCTACGTCTGCGCCGTCGGTTCTGTCAATAAGTATTAGATCGCTATCTAAGCTGTTTGTAGCCTGTGTTTTAGATGTAATAAAAGCAGGTGCTACAGTAAGATCAAACTGTTTGGTGCCGCCTGCTCCGTTAAACTCTTGAGAAACAGTTTCAACGTCGCCTGTCAGTTGGAATGTTGTAGAGTTTGCTAGTCGTGTAGCAGTGCCTGCGTTTCCGGAAACAGACCCGGATACTGTTCCTTCGAGATTACCTACAAACTTACTAGCATATACGTGCTTCCAACGCTTGATAGAGTTACCAATATTTCTTGCGTTGTCTAAGTCAGGTACAATAACATCACTTGGTAAGTTTGCTGTTCTAGCATGTGCATCCGGAGCTGTTGCTAAATCAAGGTTACCAATTTCGATTGCTTCTTTAAATGTTGCTCCGCCGCCTACGTTAAGATCTAACGCAACGCCGATGCCGCCTTTTGCTACAATGGAGCCAGTACCAAAAGTACTAGACGCTGTAGTATCTGTTATTTCTAGTGCGCCGGATGCTTTAACATCACCTACTACTTCAAGAGCAGCGTCGGGCACTGTTGTATTAATACCAACTTTTTGGTTACTACCTACAGATAGTACTGTATTAGTCGTGCCGCCTTCTTTAGTTTTCAGCTCAATATTACCACCTGCGTTATTATGACGAATAACACCAGTAGTAGACGACATGCTAATTGAAAGTTCTCTGTTAGCACCGATCTTAATGCCGTCAGCATTTTGAATATTTAACGGGCTTGACGATGTAGACTCAGTATCGCCTCTTAAGAAGTTACTTGCTGATACTACTTTGTCACTAACAATAAGGCTTTCTGCTTTTTCAGCAACGCCAAAATACTTAACATTGTTAGCATTATCATTGTCTGTGTCTCTAGATGCCAAGTTAAAACCAGGCTTAATAGTTTGACCAGCAAAGCCGTTAATAAACAACTTAGGTGTAAATGTATTAAAAGCAATAATAGCAACAGTGCTAGCATTTACTTCCATTTTAATAACATTGTAAGTGTTATCATCAGTACCTACTAGCTGCTCAACGTTAACTCCAGTTGTTAAACCTTCACTAAACTGCGGACCTACTAGGATCCATTCAGTGCCAGAGAACAAATATAGCTGCTGTTTTTCTTTGTCAACCCATAAGTCGCCAGTTACGCTATCTGCTACTGCTGGTATCGCTGCTGCTTTCTGTAGGCCGCCGGCACTTGTAAATTGTGTGCCGTCATAAATTTTAAGTTGTCCGTTAACGTTATCGTACCACAATTGACCTTCTACAGGATTCGCAGGCTCTAACGGAGACGCAAAGTTTTCAAGTAACCGAACTAGGTCTTCGGCAATAACTTGACCGTATCCTAAAGAGTTTTTACCCGGAAGCTTTAAACTTGTCTCGGTATTAATTGTGTTGTCTTCAACAGTAATCGGATTCTTTGCACCGCTGTCTGCATAGTCAATAGTGTACGCCATTTTTAATCCTCGCTAAAGCCAGTTAGACTCTGTACTCTTACTGTGTAATCAATTTGAATTAATCTGTTCAAGCTTTTCTGTACAGGGTGGAAAATTACATGTGTTAGTAGTCTACCGGTTCCGTCCGGGCTGTATGCTCTAAGACCTAATTCGTCAAAGATAAAAGCGCTTTCTGTATTAGAAGCATTATCAAAAGCATCTTGGCCTTCTGGCTCACCGTAGTCTAATAAACAAGTAACTAATACGTCAGTGTAGTTTGTGCCACTAACGTGTCTTGTTTCTATTTTGTTTCTAAACGGATCAGTGTTATTGGCACTTCTATCATCTACAATCTTAGCATAAGTTTGATTGTATAAATTAGCATTAGTGCCAGTGCTGTTTGGCGTTAGGTATGTAATAATACCAGTTGGGTCAACACTTGTGCCGCCGTTGCCAAATGCCATTTGGTATATAAAACCACTGCCGTTATTTCCTAAGCTTTCAGCTAGCGAGATACTCATGTTCTCATAGTGAATAGCATTTCTTTTATTAATTAAAACATCGCCTGTAGCAGGGTCATGAATCTTAATATGACCTTCTAGTAGCACGCCGTTTAAGTCGTTGAATGTGTTCATAATTGTGTTCCTATTAACTATATTTATCAGGGTAAATCCACTGGCGTCGAACGAAGAAACTTAGCTATGTCTGTTTCACTGTCTGCTAGCGTTTTATTTGGATCACTCCAGGTTCTGCCTTTCTTTCTAACTACAACAACCGTTGTATTTTCTATAGGCGCTGTTGTCAACGACAATATATTGTTGGTTACTGTAAACTCTGCCGGTAGTGTAATGTCGCCTTCTGGTGAATCCATAGCATTGTCAACTTGGTAAGATTCTAGCGTTGTCTTACGCATTCTCTTACCTGCGACAAATACATCAAACTCGTTAACACTGTCGGGTGTAAAGTCTAGTGTGTAATCTGTAGAAGTTCCATCAGCTGTAAACTTAGTTGTGTAAACTTCGTCCTTGTAAGGAATGTTGTTCTTACCGCTGAGCTCCATACCAACTGTACTTTCAGCATATACATCTTTAATGCCTGTGCCAAGTGTACCACGACGTAGATTCTTTAGAGAGTTGCCATCTTTAATAAAGTATTCAATTCTCTCGCCTTCAATCCAAACAACGCCTGGGATGCCGTTAACACTTGGTGTTGTTAGCGCACTAGCATCACTTACTACAATTTCTTTATCGTACCAGTTAAGAGCGTTACTTAGAGTAAATCTCTTGTCAACGTCAAAGTTCTGATAATGCGTTCTGTTAAGAATGTCTTTAAACTGCTGCCACCCAAAGGACTTAATCAACGGATCAGCAGCAAAGTGTACAACAATGAACTCGTCGTCTGGTGCTACAGCGTTAGCAAGTGTTATGATTTGCTTGCTATTGTCTAAGTAGTAATCACCGTTAGGTACTAGTAGTACACCATTTTTACTAACCCAAACATACTGCGAATCATAAGCAGGTGAATCAAGTTCAATCTTGCCTCGCTGTATATTAGATAGTCTAGCGTATTCAGCAGTGCCTTCAGTTAAGTCTCTATCCTTAACTTGTATACGCTGCCATTCGATGTTTTTATGATCGTGGTTTGTAAATGTAACTACTTTAATGTCTGTGCTAGCAGCATATGTATTACTAAACGTAATAGCTGTGTTGTCAGCTACAAAGTCATTGCCTGTATCAAAGCTACCAAAAGAATAGTCGCTGTTGTATCTCACATACACTTCTAGTTCAGTGTCAGCAGTTAATGTTACAGAACTAGCTAGGACAACTGTGCCCGTTGACGGTTCCCAAGTAAACTGTGTAGTTGGTTCTAGTTCAACACCGTTGAGTACAACTTGTAGCATGTAGCCAGCGATATTAGTAATATCCAGAAGCAAGTTATCAAGTACATATGCGCTAGTGCTAGCGCTAACTGTGAACCGCTGAACATAGCCAGGGTCTAGCAGTCTGTTGTTGGCAATAACAACAGTGTTCCATTCATACGGTACTGTGCTTTCCGGCTTAGTTGTTAGATCGTATGCTACTGAACTTCCGTCTGCTACTAGGCTTTCGACTGTTACTTTGCTGTAGTTCTTGTCAGTGTTAGCACTAAACACAGTGTATTCAATCTTTTCGTTAGCAGTAGCTGGATCACCAAGTACAATAGTAGCTTTGTTGTTTTCTTCAACAATTACATGATCAACGCTTTGACCGTTTACAGATACAATGCTTTGTAAATCGTCTTCGTATGTAGCACTCGTTAGTACATTAATCGTGCTTCCGTCACTTGTAAATGTGTCAGAATCTAGTATGTTTGCGCCCGATGTCCCAAAGTTATTAATACTAATTACTGCTCTATCTGTTGGTGCGCTAGTAAACTTAACTAACTTAGTCTCAAAATCAACAGTAAAGTCAGTATTGTAAACTTGTAATTCGTCATTAACTTTAACAATTACTTGTGTCATGTCAACTATAGCAGCATCAACAGCAAAGTCAGTAGCTGTGCCGTTTCCGTAGTGTATGTTTGTTGATATGTCACTGTTGGTTCCGAACGGTAATTCGTATACTTTGATGTTAACTGTATCAAGTACATGACCAGGTACATGCTCTTCAACACTGCCGCTGTTAATTGGTGTTACGAATCCTTCACCGTCTATAGTAATATCTTCAGCAAGAATACCTCTAGCATTTCCGTATGCTAAGTTGCCGCCGGATAGCTCAGTATCAATTGAGTTTGGATTCAGTGCGTAAGATCCATCACTAGTAGACTTACGAATTACCAGCTTGTCGCTGCTATCGTAATTAATAACAACACCAGTGTTGTTGCCGTCTGCTTGAATTGTTTCTAGCTTAAAGTCATCTAAGTAGAAAGTATCAGTTACGCCATCGCCTGTAAGTGTGCGCATTATTGCGTTTGGATTTTCAATAACTGTGCTACCGTCGAAGTTTGGATCATCTAGTCTTACGTTGTTCAAGTATACGTTGTACTGAATACCAGTTTCCAACGGAGTTGACAACGTAAGTTCTACAGTTGACTCATCAAAGGAGAACACTTCGTCATCATTTGTATCGTCATACGCATCCCACTCTGAAGTGTACCAAGCATCGTTATCCCAGCCTTGGATTTGATCAAAGCCTACGCCCTTAACTTCTACGCCGCCGTAATCTACGCCGGTCATAAGCTGAGTAAGATCATTGTCAAGTTGACCAGTAGTAGGAGCATAAAACTTGCCAATTCTATCCGGTGCGTTGAGTATGTCAATAGCCTTCTTGTAAGAAACTACAACAGTAGTGCCTTGCTCTAGTCTTTGGGTTGTAGTAATTCTGCCAAGCTCTCTTTTGTAGCTCTTATCTGTGTTTACTACATTTTCAAAAGTGTACTCGCTGCGTAGAAGTTCCACGCCGTTAGCAGTTATAGTAATGTCACTGTTGTAAAGCTGCATTGGCCACTTTAGATCGTACTCAAAATTACTACCGCTAGCAGTAAACGTTTCTTGAGCATCAATGTTAGTAATAGTAAACTTCTTAGCTGTTCTGTCAAACTTCATAGCAGTTTTAAGAGATCTAACCAAGCCGTTGCCTACTTCAATACTAATGCTCGCAGGAGTTCCGCCTTCTTTTAGGTTATTGTTAAGTGTTATAGTAGGTGCGCTTGTGTAACCGGATCCTGCGTTTACAATCTCCACCTTGTTTACTTTACCACTTGTGCCAATGTACGCTTTAAGTTCAGCGCCGCTTCCGCCGCCGCCGGATATAGTAATAACCGGAGCAGTGTAATAGCCTGTACCCGCATCATTAATATGAGCTGCTGTTAGTTCGTAACCTGCGTTATCGTACCAATGCTTGTTAGGATAGTCTTGAACAAACTCATTAAGTATTTCGATTTCGTTGTTACGAATCTTCGAAGTAGGATGCTGTAGTGTACCAGTTGTGTTATCGTACACTGGTGTTAGATCAAAGTCAGTAACAAACGAGCGTGTCGGCTCAAGACGTTCGTAAGAACTTAGGTATTCTCTAATTTTACTCTTGAACGGCTTGACTTCCTTAATGTAGTCTTCGTAATCCGCTAGGTTGTCGTTGTTAAATGTAACATCTTTTCTAAGCTGTCCTACATTGTGCTTGGCTTTTACAAAACTTGTCTTGAATACCCAGTCAACATTAACTTGTTCACTTAGCACGTAACGCAAACTAGCAAAGAATAATTTATTAAACTCTTCAAGCAGGTCGTCAACAAAAATGCTATCTTTGATTTCGTTAAGGATAACTCTTAATTCAACAGTTGGCAGGAAGTCATAGTTTCTAATATCAAAGCTATTACTGTCATAACCAAACGCTGGTGGTAAGTACAAGTTACTGGAGAATTGGATTGTACCATTTTCCCTACCAATTGTTTCGTAATCAACAGTATAATCTAAGCTGTTAGTTGTGTTCACTCGTCTTAGCAGCAACCAACCGCCTGTGCCAATGTTGTTGATCTTTACAACTTCGTTGCGACTAATGTTAGCGTTTACTAACTGGTTAGATCTTTCAACAATATGATCAATACGAGTGTTATTGTTGTAACCAGTAGCATACCAATCAGTGTAATCCCAGTAAAGTGTAGTATCGTAGCTCTGCTTCTTTGTTCTATTCCAAACTTTAGCAGTATTGTCTCTTTCGTATATAGACCACTTGCCGCCGATAGTGTTGTCGTTGTTTACTAATACACTGAACTTTCTAACACTTAAAATTGTGTCAGTAGTTCTGTAGTTTGCGCCTTTGTTAACAACTGTTGCCGTAGCTACTTTACCGAGCGAGTTAATAGTAACTTCGATTTCAGCATCAGTACCAATACCAAATACTTCTATCTTCGGTGCTACTTTGTAACCTCTGCCTGCGTCTGTAATTTCTACACGTTCAATTTTGCCGTTTTCAACTACTGGCGTTAGCTTAGCAGGTGATACTTTTTCAACTTGTATATCATTAAGATCATCTAGATCATCTACTGCTTGGTCGTATAAGCCTTCGCTAATTGACGCAGGAAGATCTGCGTCGAACAGCGCAGTAAGTGACTTGTCGTCAACAATTAAGTTGTCAACGAGCACATAGTTAACACGTTCAATAAGCTGCTTTAGCGCTTCGAGTCGGTTAACAAACCAGCTCTGTCTTGGTTTAGACAGTGTGCCGTAGCGATACTTAGTTGGGATAGTTGGATCCGGAACTGGGAATTTATTAATATCGTACCCGATCAAGCTATCAAACCATTTGTTAACAATATCGTCAGTAGGTTGACTTGTTTCTAAACCTTCTGAAACAATTTTATATTGAGTGTGAACGTTGGTTCTTTGATCACTTGCTGTGTAAAACTGTACGTTAAGCGCAACGTCGTTGCCTACAAGGTGCTTGTTAACATTGTTAAGTACAAACCTATCCGATGATAGGAAGGAAATTGTTTCTAGGTTGTTGCTAACCGGATTAGCAATGTAGCTAGCAATTTGCTTAACGTTTATATTTCTACTCATAGTAGCTGGCACTGTGTCCTTGTTCTTGACCCAGAAGTAGTACTTTATAGAGAACGTTTTAGAAATACTGTCGTACACTCGCTTAGTTACGTAAGCACTATCACTGTATTTAGATGTACCGGTAATACTGTTTCGCACTGCTTCTCTATTATTAGCCAACGACAACTTGTCGTATGCCGAAGGAGTGTAGTCACTTTCAATCCATTCGTAAACATCAATTGTACTACCTTCAAATAACGTGTTCCAAGTTTGCGAGCTGTATACAATATCATTTTGGTATGCGTTAATGAATCTAGCGTTAGAAAGATCCCACCATACTTTACCAACTTGCTCTGGTCCCCACGGTGACTTAGGATCAAGGATAATAGTTCTTGATAGTGCTAAATCATCAGTGACTAGTGTGCCTGTTGCTACAGAGTACATTGCCGGGTCGTCGTTTGTCTTGTAACTAATTTCTTGATCAGCAGCACCGGCAATCTTACCTTGGAATGGATCTAGGTAATCTAGGCTAGTAATCTTCTGATTAGTTTTTGTGTTGTACAAGTAAACTTCTTTAATTTTGTTGACATCAACTGTTGGCTGGATTGCTCTCTTAACTGACCATATCGGACTGCCAACTGTGTTAATCTTAAAGCTGTAAATTTCACCCATGTACGTTGTAGCATCAGTTTGCGGCTTAATTGGAATGCCAACAAAAATGTTGTTATTAGTTAAACGTATGTGCTTTCCAAAGTTAACAAGGTCTTGAGCAGCAACGTCGATCTTCTGTGCTAGCAAGAATTCATCATCAACTTTTTCGTATAGATAAACTATACCCTGGTATTCGTTAGTGTAACTAAACTTAGTAAAGTTATTATCAAAAGTTGTACTGTTTGAATCAAGTGTAGTAGGTACAATCGCATTACCGTTTCTTGACGATATAGCTAACTTATCTCCGTTAAAGTCTAAGTTGTATCCAAATTCTTCGCCACTAGAGTAAGATAAGTTTTCAAGTGTTCTGTGTAACTCAAACTGTCCGCTTACTTGCTTGTATATAAACACCTGACCTTCGTTATAATGGTAAGTGTCAGCAAGTGGCGCACTTATAGCAATGTACATACCGTCTTGACTAATTCCAAGGCTATTTGCTAGACCAAAAGTAGTGTTGTCTAATGCTGTGCTTGAATCATCGCCTGTTACAACAGTTTGACTTAACTGGTAGTTTTCTTGTACATTACGATATACAACTACTGCTGTTGGCTTGTTATTGTATGTTACTTTTACAACTACAACGTCACCGTTTTTAGAAACGTCAAACTCAGAAGCAAATGTTTCCATTTGCTCGTCATCTAGAGAGCCAATATAACTACTACTGTCATTAATGACAACCATGTTAGTGCTGTTTGGAATGAAGCCTACGTAATCAATGTAGTCTTCTTGTAATGACCAGTTGTTGACATCAAACGCACCCGGTGTTAGGTTAGTTCTAGCTTTGTAAAGTTGATCTCTGTCGCCTGATACAAATACAACGTCGCCTGTTCTGTAGTTTAAAGTTTCGTCAAAGCCGCCTTTGTACGCTTTAAACTTTGAGAACTCCCAAGTATACTCAACATTGTTAAACGTGCCGTTGTTTACAAAGTATAGCTTACCAGGCAAGCTTGTAGCGCCGCTGCCTGCTGCGCCAATAAATGCTTTATAAGTATCGCCGTTCTTACGAACTTTAACATTAGATCCAAGGTGTAAGTTAGTTTGCGTATCAATAGTTACATAAGAACCTTGCTCTGCGAAGCTAGATCCCTTAAATTCATAAACAGAATACATACCTTGATTAGTATAAGCACTTGCTGTTCCGTCTGCGTCAGCTGGAATGTTGTAAACTTGTTCCCAGTTGCTGTTTAGAATGCTCGGAGCATCGTTGGAAACTGGTTCACCTGTTACTTGTCTATTTGTGTAGAACCAATATTCTGCGTCTACAAGTTCAGTAACACTTGTGTCAGTCGGTAGCGCAATATTAGTGCTAGTATCAATTACAATAAGTTTACCGATGCCGTTTGCTACAGAACCAATACTTACTGCTTGTATATCACCAATTAGTCTGTCTGCTTGGTATACTGGGTTAGTGCTGCCAGATACTGCTAAGAATTCAAGCTCAGACGTATCGCTAAACAACTCGCCCTTGCTCCAAGCGCCTGCTGTATTAGATACAAACAGTGTAATATCAACGCCGTCTCTTTCGTAGAACTGAACTGTTGCTGTTGCGCCTGTTGTAACATCACGCACTACCTGTCCTACTAGTGGCTCAAATGGTTGACCACTAGTGTCAAACTGTGTAAATCGTACTTTAATGTAACCATCCCATAAAGCGTCAACAGTTACTTCAGTGTTTGTATCAGTAGTTGTTAAACCAATAGTTGTTAAGTCTTTAAACTCGCCAGTTGTGTAGTTGGCTAACTGATTTACGTAAATGTTTACAGTGTCAGTAGCAGACAGTGTATCTGTAAGTGCTTTAGGAGCTCTTATTACCCAACGACTATCAAGCTTGGCGCCAGACACATCGTCTGCGTTTGGATAACCTTCGCTTGACAGTGTTCTAATAAACGAGTTAATGTTATTTTCACTATCTACAGTTACGGTGTTTGTGTCAAGTACATTGTAGTAGTAATTACCAAATGTACTATCATTGCTCATGTCTACAAATACTAAACCTTTGCCCGTGTCAGACAATGTAGATGTTAGTGTTGGTGTGTAGCTTGGTGTAGAAATCATCCAGAACCCGCTGTACACTGTGCCATCTGTATCTAGCTGCTTAACAAAATCACCAACAAATTCGCCAGTTGTTCTAAACATTGAATCTGTAGAGTTAAATGTGCCAGAAACTTTATTTAGGTATATCACATGCTTGTTTTCGTCATTAACGTGAACATACGCAACTACGCCAGCGCCAGTAGCAGTCTGTAATGTTTCGCCTATTTCTGGAGTAACGTTAGTGTTGTCAAAGAACACTACTATGTCAACACTGTTAATAATACCGTGAGTGCCGCTAATAAAGCTGTCGTTGATGCCAGCAAACGTTCCGCCGAATGGCTGCTTGGCTGCTAGTGTTTCTTGATTTTGATTTCCGTATGTAAGTGTATTCCACTGTAGCGACACTTGCCAATCGTTATCACTTGTAATAGTGTTATCGTACAATGCTTTAGGAGCACGTACAAGAATGTGATCAACTTGGTCAGTAAACGCAGACAAGTTAGTGTCTGTACGTATCGCATAGTTACCTATTGCCATTGCCGGTGTATTGTATCCTGCGTTACTTTGTTCGCCGAGGGTATATACACCCTGTACTACACTCGAGAATGTATTAAAGTTTGCTCCTGCTGTCACTGACGGTAAATCAAACTTTGCTTTCCAAATTCTATCTTTGTAAGAAACAATATCATCTTTATCGTAGTCCGTTGATAGCGAGAACGCACTCTTGTAGTTTGTCTTTACATTAGACGCATTCGGCGAACCTACTAATAACCATTTACCGTCTTCACTCAAATCTACCGAAGCGCCAAACTTTTGATTATCAGCAGCATACGCCGCTGGTTCAATAACTTGAATCATTTTGTAGCCGACTCTACTACTGTTTCTCTTGTAAACAAAAAGGCGTCCGTTACTGTTATCTGGATCTCCGGCAATAATAACATTGCCAGAACGATTAGAAGCTATAACACTAGCAAATGTCTTAGAGTATTCAAAATCCGGATCATCTTCTGTATCAGGTCCTGTAATTTCCGAATCAACACTAAACAGGTTATTGTTTTCAAGTACTTTCCACTCGTCGGTGCCTACGTTGTCAAGCCATATAGTTGTATTCTCACGGAAGTACTGCTGTAGGTTAGTGTTAGCAGCATTTACGTCAGCGTGTCTAGCAGATTCGAATCTAGTTAATTCACCGTTAACATCTTCAGTGCCGTCAAAGTTACCACTTTCTCTAAGTGTTTTAAATTCTTCAGTATCGGGCATTTCTACTGTTACAATGTTATGAGTTACGCCAGTTACCTTAGTTAAGAAGCTAAACTGCTCATAGTTTGTAACAGTATCTAGTGTCTTAGTGCTGTCAGCAAGGACCACGTCACTTGCTTCCATTCTCCATACAGAGTGTATTCCAATAACATCACCAACAGCAATATCTTCAATTTCGTGACTTGCTGTTATTTCAATGCTGTTAGCAGTTAGAATAATGTTAGTGATTCTAGTATTAGTATCAACGTGTCTTAGAACGTTCCAGTTGCTGTTCTCGTTACCGACCCAGATAAACTCACCTTCGGGAACTTTGGAAATATCAACACCGACAACATCGTCTAGTGTTGGAACAATAAGACTTACATCATCTTTATGTACATAACCAGCAGTGTTAACATAACTGTCAACAACAGTTTTTGCTGGGAATGGACTGTTGTTGTAGTTCTCAGTTTGTACTGAAACTTCGTATGGTCTAATTCTGTAAACTGTATCAGTTGGTGCTACAGGCACATCGCTTGTTAGCAAAATAGGCTGAGGATTTACAAGTATCTTAGATTCGTCAATGTTTATTTCAAGTTCGTCAAACGAGTCAACAGCGCCGTACTGGCCATCTCTAATTGCCCACTCTTCGTGGAACTCTAAACTGTCTTTTTCACTGCTTGCTAATACGTCAAACAGTTTGGATAAAGAGTTTACTGTTCCTTTTTCAAGGATCATGCCTTGGTAGAACTTGTACTGACTTACACTGTTATTAATGATATTCTCTAAGTAATTACGCTTTTGATAACCAATTAAGTGCTGAGCAAAACGCTGCTGCTCAGTATCAAGGTTATCACTATCAAGATCGTAAAAATCAGTAAACTGATTTACTTTGTATTCAAAGTTAGGTAGTAGTCCCTGGCGTGGCTTTTCGTCCAGCTTGACCCACTGACTTTCTACAAACTCATTGCTGCCTGCGATCTTTTCATCAGCAACATAGTAGAACTGCTTGAACTTAACAAGGCTGCCAATTGAGTATGCTTTAAACTGCTCCCATTCAGTAGCAGTAGCATCGTCGTATATAAACCCTGGAATATTTTTACTACCTGTCCATTCGTCAGTTCGGTATCCAAGTAGCTTAATGCGCTCTTGTCTGTACCCCGGCGTTTGATCGTAAATTACATCGTTGAACACAGTTTCGTTATCTAATAAAACAACGTGCTCAGTTTGGGTCATCGGTAATTCAACGTAAAATACCCCGGCGCCTGTGACGTCTGGATTTACGTAAAGAATAAAGTCATTATCTCGACGATTAATTGTTGTGTTATCAAGCTCTAAGTAAGTACCGTTAGCTTGTAACAAAGTATAATCATTTGGTCCTGTTGTAATATTAGACACAATAGAATAATTACTAGCTAATTGTAAGTACGAAGCACCTGGACTTAAAGAAATAACTGCTCCGTCACTAAGTTCGTATAATGTCCAGAACATAAATTCACGAATAGTGTGGTCCCAATCTAATACTTTACCAATGTCTTGATCAAAGAAATCAAACACAAAGCCCTTACTGGTCAAGTAAGATTCATAACTTAAAATAAAGTCTACTACTTCTTGTATTGTCGCAAACAGTGTACCGTACGGAACTTCAGTAACTGTACTTGTATCAAAGTTTGTTCTAATAACAGCGTCACGACCACCTGTAACAGGCAGATTAGGCAACTTAGCAAAGTTATTAAGATTAAACTCAATTTCTTGATTGTCCACTACGGTTCTATAGTAACTGTTGTTATTTCTAACTACAGTGCCCTTAGCATAAAAGTTACCACTTACCCATTCTACAAATTCTTCACTAACGCCGCCGACGTTAATTGTGCTGTCGCTTCCTCTCGAAGCAACTTTATGAGTTAAGAAGAAGCTGCGTGACTCACTGTATCCTTTAACTAGGAAGCCTTCGGCCCGGCGCTCGATAATTACGCCGCTGTAGTTAATTAAATCAGTCGGAGAGCTTTCGTTAATAATAATTTGATAGTTTTCTTCAGGTACAAAAACGTTGCCCTTGTTTAGCGGAGTACGACTGTCAAGAATTAGCTTTAGCTTAGACTGGTCAGTAAAGCCTGCTAGTTTAAATCCTAACTGGTTCTTGATCGACGACAATGTAGTTTTATAATTTTTGTAAGAATTAGATACACTAGTTTTAGTAAATTCAGCAATGTAATTAACTATGCCACTAGTATGTAAATCGGTTGTATCGGTAGTGTCTTGAGGGAAAGCAATATCCGCTAGGCGCAATCGAAGACCAGTCGGCTTGTATATTAAGTTGCCTGCCTTGTTTCTAATCTGGTTTACACGGTCAAAGCCAGCAGCAAACAATCTGCCCGGCTTGTTAAGGGCAAACGCAATAAGCATAGAGAACGGAAATTCGCTATGTCTGCGCCAAGCTGCTTCAACTGGACCGCCGTCGCCAAACACCCAAGGACGTTCGATGAGCTCCGAGCTGTAGTTAAACACTAGACCAATTTCAAGCGGAGAAACTAAATCGCCGCAATCGTCAACAGGAACAATGTTTATCAATCCTGGGCGCTTATAGTTGTCTCTATATTCAATTCTACGATCTTGATGGCGTAAGATACCTGCTTCGATATCTTCCCACATCAAGTAGTTTTCACTAGTATACGGAGCTTCGCCGTATGTTTCTTCCCACCATGTTGGCTTGATTGTTTCGCCTAGCATTTCCCATGGATGAGTATGTGGACGATCAGTGTCGTAGTAGTATTTGTAAATTTCACGCCAAAAGCCAGGCAGTGCTACATTGTTATCGTCAAAGCTTGAACGATAGTTGTAGGTAAATCTGTTGTCTCTGTTAAATGTTTGACGAGTGTAATCAACTGTTACAAGTTTTGTCCACTGGAAAAAGTCTGCTAGCAGAGTCTTGTCAATATTGCTTCTGCTAATATTGTTCGGACGATAATAACTTGGACGTACTTCTAAAATGTCAAACTCAGTAGAGTCATACGCAACTTTAAGGTTGTTGTAAATTCTCTTTTCAAGCTCAAGTAATAGGTCATCACGGTAGTCGTCGTATGCTGTTACAATAGATCCGTCGTGCCCTTGAATGACATTTACTGGAGTTAAGTAAGTATTGTCCGTAAACTTTGCTGGTTCGAACGCAGGATATAGTCCAAGCTTAGTCGGAGTTGGAGCAATGTAGTTACCTTTTGTACTGTCGTATTCATAAATGGTAATTACATCCTGCGGCTGCTTGGTTGCTGTTACTACCGCATAGCCTTCATCGTTGAAGGTATAGTCTTTACCGTGGATAAGCTGTACATCATTTAGGTACACCAATGATGCTTTGTAGCTCGGAGTAGAAAGATCAAAGTTTTCACCAAGTGGGAAATAAATCTCATCTGAATCTTCTACAGTATGCTCGGTCATAATAGCGCCGCTGTACGGAACCATGTCACTGAAGTAGAACACATCAGAAACTGATTTGCTTTTGTTAAGCTCTTGTAGAATTCTGTCAACGTGATTCTTTTGTGAACCATCAAAGCCTAGGTTTTCAGCAACAGTCAAAAACTCTCGCTTGAATCTGCTGTACTCAGTTTTAGCAAACTTAATACTCTTTACTAAGTTAACTTCTCTTTCAGTTGTATGGTACAACGGCAAGTTCATCGGCGCACTGTGCTGTAAGAATCTACGACCGTTAGCTGTTACGTTGCCCAGGTCACGTAGGTTACTTGTGCCAGGGTATTTGCCGTTAAATCCTGTAGTGTGTTCAACGATAGTCGAAACGTGATCGTTAATTTCACCAAGTGTAAAATCATCTAGCTGATCGTTATTTGGATTTCTTTCCATGCTATACGGAAACTCGTAGTACCCGGTATTGGTTTTAAGTTGACTGCTATTTGTTTTAAGTAAAATTACATCGTCTTTTTCAAGATCTTTTACAAATACAATTTTAGCAAAGTTAGCAGGGTGTTGTTCAATTGTGTAGTCAACATCTTTAACTTGGAAGTCATTATTTCTGTAAACAATAATATCCATAGATTCAACATAATCGTAACTGTCAACATAGCTATCAATTAGAATGTCAGTAAAAGTATTGTCGTAAACATACTGTCGTATTACAAACTGTCTACTCGAATCAACTTTAGTCCAGCCAGTTTGCTGTGTGTAAGAATCAATGTCTGTGTACAAGTGTAAATAACCAAGCACTGTGGTTTGTGTTTTTACATCTTGATTTTCAACATAGGTAAACGTGTCAGTCGAAAGATCCGACTGGAAGACAATGTCGCCTACATTAGTAATGTTTTTGTAAGATAACGGAAAGCCTAATTCATTGTCGTTTGATCCGGTTCCTTCCTTGTAACTAAACATCTTAGTACCAGTAAAAGTAGTCGACGGATAAATTGTTGCGTCAGCAAAGCTGTAACCGTTTTCGTCAAATACGTCAAACAGCGGAGCTTGGTTCACTGCTGTTTTCTTTTGTGTGTTTATCCAAGCGCTGTTTTTGTAATGTAAAGTAGTGCCTTTGAATTTGTTGCCGCTTTTAATCAATACAGTTTCGCCCTCTGCAGGAACACTGTCACTTTCTTCTACAAGTGTTATCTGTCTTTGGCCACTGACATTAGCATCATCAACAACAGTTCCGTCGTAAGTAAAGTATTTTACTCTAAAGATTCTATTCTTTACTAATGGATCAGGATCGTTAGTAAACATTACTCGCTGACCATTAGCAAGCTCTACACCATCTACAAAGTAACCTAAGCTGCCTTCAATAGTAGAAAATACGTCAGCGGTAAAATCGTCAACTAAGTCGACGCTTGTTTTAGCCTGTGTACCGAAGTTAGAAAGCTTAATGCCACTATTAAATTCAATAATTGGGCGACTTGCTTGTGCTGTAGCATCAACACTTACAGGTTGATTGTTAGCAGCAGCGCTCGCTTCAATAACACTCTTATGGAACCAACGGTTATGTCTTGTCCATAAATTACCATCATTTGCCGAACGATTAATTGTGATGTAATCTTTGTCTTGCGAGTAGCCTAGTGCTTTACTGTATGGTAAATTGTCAAAGCCTAGTGTGTCAAAATTCACTGTAATTTCTTCAGTGAACTCAGTAGCAACATCTAGTGAATCTTCAGCTATCAGTTTAATGCTCGATCCTACGCCTTCTACATAAAACTCTTTGTTAGCGTAAGAAGCCGGTGTAACGTCGCCGATGAACTGAATTTTCATTCCGTTGCTAAGCGCTACGCCGTTGCCGGAAGTGTATGTTTTCATCCCAACAATCTCACTGCTTACATCAATAGCAGAAGCATCTTGAAGATCCTTAACTTCAATCTTACCATGAATATTAACATCGTTAGCAGCAACATACCAAATGTTGTCTGGAGCAGAAGTACTCAGCTCAATAGTTACTATGCCTTTTTCTAATCCTTGGACATCTACACCTTCGTACAATAGAATAGAAGAGCTATCAAGATCAAACTCAGTTTCAGTTGTAAGCTTAGACTTAAACGTAATCGGAAAGTCTGGAAGGTTTACGTCAAACTTATACTTTACGCCCCTGTATAAAGTTAGTGACGGATTAGGTGTTTCGCCGTCCGGCGTGAATATGTAGCTGTACGAGTCTAAGTTATCACTCAGTCGTACTGTAAATGTGCTTTCAACTTCGGTGCTTTGGCCAGCAATACTAATAGTCTGCGGTCCGGTTGGTAACCAAAAGTACTCTCTAAAGTTAGTAAATTTGTCCCAATCGATATACGGGTTCCAAGCATAGAATTCTTGCTCGTTTACTACGTTATGGTCTTGGATCGATCTGTTGTAGTTTTTAAGACTATTCATGTAATCGTTGTAGTCTCTATAAAGAAGAACGTTACCTAACTCGTCTTTGGCTACGGCTGCTGACTCAAGTTGATAATCCTCACGGGAAGTGCTTACGTCTTGAACATATACGTCATCTGCTGTAAATGCTTTAGCAGTTTTACGCCCTACATAACCATTGAGCTTGTTAACAACACCAGGTTGTATCATCTGGTCTAAGGTAGAACTAAGAAACTTCGAGTTAGAAGGTGTTCTAAAAATACGTGGTAAGTGCTCTTCACTTCTACGTTTTGACTTTCCTTTTACCGGAAGCTTTGGTTCGTCTTGAAAATTATCGTAAGCCATTGTTAATAGCTACCTCCTGTTGTCGAACTTGTACTTGTACTTGTTACATTCAAGCTCGTGCTCTGAATACCTGTGTTTACTGCGGTAGTACTTGTGGAAATATTGCCACTTGTCTGTAGTTTAGTAGCAGTTACTTCGTCAATAATTTCAATATCACTAACTCGTGCGCCACTAATGAATATTTCGTCTGCTTCTGCTTTTACTTCAAACAAACTACCAAATACGTCTAATGAACTGTTTGGTACAACTACAAATGTTACTAAGTTCGGACTTAGTTGCTGTAATACATATGCTGTTAGTTCCGAGAAGTAGAACGTGTCGCCAAAGTCCCAATTTTCCAAAGCAAAGAATTGGTTAATAGCCGCTAGTGTCTGTGCTATTAAATCATTATCGTTAATAACTACTTCTGGATTCTTTACAATTTTAAATGTTGCCTGCAAGTTAGAGTCTGCTTTATTGCCAAATAGTATCTTATACTTAACCGGATGGTAAACAATTTCATCACTAATTGACTTAATTTTGTTAAGCTCTGTACTGTAATTCAAGTACAGTTGATCACTACTTGACGGAAGCGGATAAGTTGCTTGATCCTGTAGGTAAAGTCTAAACTGGGTGTCATAAGAAGCAGTTAGCATGTAAACGTCAATTATATTACTTGCGCTTGGATCTAAACGTCTGTCTTTATCCGCAGCGTGAACATAGTGGAATTTAATGTTGTCTCTGCCTTTGTGTCCTACGTAATCTGCTGTAGTTAACAATTGGCTTGTTTCTTTGTTTAATACTTGGAATAGATTTTCTTGTATAAAGTAGAAAATTTGTCCATCATCATAAACACTAGTAACTTGTAAATCACTACGCTTAGCAAATATAACAATAGCATCATTTGAATTATCAAAGTAAGTGTATGTCTCAGTACCGTCGATATTTGTTTGCTTTTTCCTAAACACTACTTTACTAGTTTCGTTTACGTCTTCAGCAACTACTTGTTCGAACAAGTTAGGGTCGTCTACTACACCATCTTCGTCGCTGTCAAAGAACGTAATTTCAATTTTACTACTATCAACATAACCGTCAGAGTCCCTAACAGTTGCTACTATTTCCCAATCGAAATCAGTAGTAAAAGATTCTAAGCTATCGGGCTTTGTATTAATACTCAATACTGAAATTTTATCCTTGATAACTTTACCAGAACTAGTTTCAAATACCTTATCCGAAGAGTCAAAGAAGAATCTAATCTCACTAGGGCTTTCAAACACGTATCGACTTGTACGATATGTAATGTTATACTTTTTTCCAACTGGCTCAAACAACAATATCCAGCTTGAGTCAACTTGCTCACTTGAAGTGTTGCCTGCTTTTGTTAGCGAGAAGTTACTAATTAAATCCAAGTTGTCCAGTGTAATTACTTTCCACTCCTGGCTAGTACTATCAAATCGTAATCCAAATGTGTTATTAGAAAAACATTGATCTATAATTTGGACTTTTATGTCGTCGGTAATAATATTTGCTAACTTAGGAATAACCCTGTCAAGTTTAGCACCAGTTGGAATACTGTCAGTAAGCTTAACAGCGCCGGAGCTGTCTGTGCCTGTATCGGTGCCATCACCTTGTACGCTTATTATCTTAGACCAAATATATGTCTTAGCGCCTATATGGTCAGCAGCGCCTGCCATTAAGGTGTTGTCATCCATAAAGTGGAAGCCGTCTGGTGCTGTAAATTTTACAAGTGTGTTTGGTACTAACAAACTAAGTGAAGACTTAGAAAAGCTTCCTAGTGGAACATTCTCGCCACTTGTGTCAGTTACAAATCCTGTATTTTGATTAGTTTTAGTTGTTTTGCTATCCCAAGTATAGTTGTTATCAACAACAGACAGAACCGGATACTCGTTATAGTAAAAATTACGTATGTTGTAATCTTTAAGTAACGGCTGAATTGTGTTTTCTATAGCACCTTCGATATCAGTTTTAGTTTCGTAAGTAAAGTTAGTTTTACTAGTGCTGTCTTCTTTGTAAATAATACCGTCGTTGCCGAACAAATTAGTTTTGCTGTATCTTCCGGTACTGTCGATTAAATCAAAATACCTACTAATACCACTGCTAGTACGGTTTACGCTTTTTACTTTTACAACTTCTTGATTGCGTGTTAGCGGAGCTACTTGATAATCTTCAGCTGTAATCATTCTGTTCTGAGTGTAGTAGTTACTAGGCGCATTATTTTTAATATTTTCATTTGATTCAGAAGCTGCGCCGTTGTCAATTGCCGTCTTTAGCTGTAGCGTAAGCGACAACGTTTCTAGTTTATTTGTATGACTAATGTACGGCATTGTTACTGTTATAGTACCTAAGTTGTTAGGTGTAATAATAGTAGTAGAAGAGTCGCTTATTCTGTAATAAACTTTGAAATTACCTTTCGGTACATTGCCAAATACACCGTCGCCGAACACCAAGCTCATTCTATCTTCAATACGTGTTTGTACACTGTAAATGTTCTTAACGCCTTTTTCAACACTGTTGTAAATTACGTTGTTACCTTCAGTAGCACTAACCTTTGTCCATAGCTCAGCTTCCCTGCCAGCGTCGTCGAGGGAGTAAAGCCAAACATCAGTTTCGTTAATGTTTATATCATCAATAGCAACTACTTGATTAGTAGTTGGATTAGATAAGAAGAACGTACCGTCTACAAGCTCACCTTGTCTAAAGTGTGTAAAGTAACCGTTAGAATCACTAGCTTTGCCTTTGCCGTCATCTTGGTAGATAAAGGAAAACTTGTTTCCTAGGAATGGATCCTCTTCTTGGATCATGCCTTCGGAAACTTTTGTACTAACAACTTCGAACTTTTTGTTTACACCATTTACAGCTCGAGTAAACGGAAACAACGGTAAGTCTTCGTTGTTAGAATTAACACGGTACTGCTCAGTGTACACACCATTTACTGTGTCTTTAGCAATTGGATTTCCAATACCAGCATTTACAGGCAGAGCAGCGTTGAGGATTTTTGTAATTTGCTCATGACTGTTAGCATTTGTTAGATCGTTCCAAACAACTTGTGTACCAGCTAGGTTTAACCCGCTGCTGTCAAAAATACGTTCAGATGTAGCAACACTGTGTAGCTTTAGTAAGCCGTTCGCAGACTGGTTACGCTTAGCATGATAACTTAGCAGTCTAGCTAGGCGTAGTACGCTTTCTCTTCTTTCTGCTGTTTCAAGAAAGTTTTCTCTAGCGTTTAGATCTGTTCTAAACGAAAAGCTTTGCCCCAAGTACGCAATAAGATCAACAAGCGCCATGTACTCACTAGATTCAATGTAGTCGTTAAAGTCCTCAGGGTAATTAGTCCTAAGGTATGTAACCATTGTACGGCGTAAGTTATCAAAGTCATATGATAAGAACTCAGCGTTTCTAAAGCTTTGATAAATGCGCTTCCAGTCTTCAGCAACTAAAAGTCTATTCTGTCTGTCTGTTGTTGACATTTCGTTATCCTCGTAATATAATATTTATCCAGGATAAAACTAGTGTTTTTTAAGACAGGTTGGCTCCGAACGGTACTGAGCTTCTTTGGATATTCTGCGTTGTAGGTAGCAAGAACCCGGCTCTTTGATCGAACCTAAGCTGCATATATTCTGTCAAATTGTATGGTCTGTACAGTATGCTAGCTTCAATTTGCACGCCGTGATCGTACTGATCAACTGTGATCTTATCAACTGCTACTCGAGGATCAAAATTACAGATTTCAGTAACGTTTTTTGTAATAGCTTCTTTAAGTGTGTCTGTTAACGGCTCAAATAGTACGTCCCAAATAATAGTACCAAAAGTAGGATCACCTAGCTTTTCGCCTTGACGTATATGGAAGTGATTTATAATATCTTGCTTAATACATTCAAAGTCATATACTGTTACACCTTTACGGGTTGGGTCAGTAGTAGAAAAGCCAACATATGTTCTGCCGGGTAATCCGTAATCAAAAGATCTACGTGACGGTACTACTACTTCCTTATAAAGTTTTTTCTCTAATTTAGCCATTAGTAGCCTCCTCTATCTTCATGTACTTTTACGTTTGCGTTACCTGTATCCGAGTGCCACGTATTTTTAGCATACACCGGTTCTGCGTCTTCTGTTTTCTCTACGCCATACAGGATTTTCTCAGGGGTGTATTTTGTAGGATCTAAGTTTTCAGTTTGTTTCCAAGGTTGCTTTCTTGGTACACGCCTCAATGGTGTTTTTAGTGTTTCGGTTACATCGGAATATTTTGCTTTTTCTTTGTCGAGCATTTCAAAACTTGCTGGTAATTCTTGAATCATTTCTGGCATTTGATCGTACTGCATTTCTTGATCACTTGAAGGTATCTCTCCAACTTCGGTAGGCTCTACCTCGTGTTCGCTACTACGCAGGTTGCCAGAAACTTTAAAGTTACCTTTAATTAATATGTCTTGATCAGTGGTTGTAAGTTGTGTTTTTCTTGTAGGTTTAAATTCAAGTTCGTCAGTTTCTCGATTATACTTTAATTTAAAAGTAGTTTCGCCAGACGCAAACTCATCTTTGTTTCTGATATCAATGCCTTTAGTAGCTTGTACATCAAACTTACCGTCATTAACTCTCAACGCAAAAATTGGGTCTGCGTCGGGATCTGGTCTTTGTTCAATGTTAATAGAAGTTTTAGCTGAAATGTTTAGTTCGTCTACATCAATGTTAAGTTGATGTGCATGAAAGTTTATTCCTGCTTTTTCGTCTTTCTCAGTAGCCATGCTAATGCCACCACGTGAGTAAACGTCAATCTTACCGTTAGCTGTGAATTCCATCCAGCTATCACCGTTAGAATGAATTATACTAATAAAATCTTCACTGTTGTGCATAATAATTTTATGCCCTGTGCGGGTTTCAATTCTAAACTGCTCGCTGTGAGGTATAGTATCCTCACCAGCCGGCGCAGGTACATATTCACGCTTGCCGTCTTTGGCGAGAGCAGTACGCTGGAGACCCGGGTTGCCGTCGTCCATTACTATGTTAGTACCGCCAAGTCTTGAGAATGGCCTTTCACCGACCATCTTGCCTTCTTCGTGAGCAGTTCTATTCATCATAGGGCCGGAATACTTCGGAGGTCCTGCGCTTGACAGCCCTAATACGTTTGAAGGAATTTCTCGTCTTGGACTTGAAGTTTGCGGTCCGCGGTCTGGATCAGCCCAAAGACCGTTAACTTTTTCTAGCTTAACTCTATTGTCATATAACGGCGCACTAGGGGAGCTGTTTCCTTTAAACGGGCCCGCTTCGTTGAGCTGTCTTTCGTTACTACTTGGGTCATTAGTTACCGCAGGTCTTGCTCTTTTATTATATTCAGCTTCGAAGTTAGTAAACATATTAGCGTTCATATACGGATCAGGAATAAATCCTACGTAGTATGCTTCGCCATCTCCGCCCTCTGTAACAAGTACTAATACAAAAGTACCTACATCCGGTGGTGTTGCCCATAGACCGTAACTTTGTTGGTTGTTATCATATGCGTCTGTTTTAGTAAGACCAGCTGCTGATAGTTGGCCTCCGAACGGTGTTGTACGTTTAGCAACTACTACAGTGCCTTTGTCACCAGGGATACTCGAACCTGCTTTACCAGAAGCAAATAAGCTAACTTCGACCTGTCCCATTCGTCCCGGGTCAAGATTGTTTTCTACTCGGCCAACATATATGCCTGGGTTTACACGAACGCCGGTTGCTAACGAAGTATGTTTAGAAGTAGTACTAAAATCTTCCTGTTTTGCTGCTACGTCTACCATTTACACTGTTCCTTTAAAGTTTGTTCCAGGTTCAACCAAGGTTACCGAATTGCCAATGTCGCCTTCTTCAATCGGTGCAGAAGCTGTGCCAGCGCCTTGATTTCTATGTCTGATACAATTTAGTACCTGCGTAAAGCCTTCACGACTAAAAGTACTATCAATAGTTAACACTTGATACATGCCTGTGAACTTATACTGTTCCATCTTGTACCACGGTGTTCCCATATCAAAAGGCGTTTCAAAATTAATTTGAATATCGGCTTCGCTTTGTATGTATTCTATCTGTTCGTCTTTAGTAACGTTGCCGGCGCCCTCGGCAATATAGTTGCCGCAGCCGCTACTAGTTAAGTAATACGGGTCACCGTGGATCTTCATCTTTATGCTAAGTAGATCTACTTTTGAATTCATAAGAATCTCATGCCAATTTCTATTACTTTGTGTCTCAGGATGCTGTACTAATTGAGCGCCTGTTGTTTTAGAAGGGTTAGTAACAGGTTTGCCTGTCTGAGCAACGCTGTCCTCATCTCCAAACGTGTCTGGTCTAGTAGCAACCTTAGGAACCATATTAGGATCAGAATCAGTTTGCCCTGCTGGTAAACCTTCAGTGGTTGATCGTTCAAGCTGTCCGATATCGTTGCCAATCGGAACGTAAAACGAATAGTTAAAATCTAAGTCAAGATCAAGAATATCATTGTTCTTACCTGTATAGATGTAATCGTAAATCCTATGAGGGTTAGTACCGCCGATGCCTTTTGATCCAGGCGCAGCAAATCTGTTCATTGATGCTTGATACGGAATAACACGATAGATATAGATTTTTCCTGTGCGCCCTGATTGCGTTTCTTTAGGGCCGTCAGTTGCTAGTACATAACACTGTAACTTAAACCAAGGGCACTTACCCGGGGACTCTGCACCTGGCTTCCACATTCCGTACTCTCGGCCGTATTTACTAGCAAGAATAACTTCTTCAATAACGTTAATTAACTTCTGTCCGGCGTATATTTGTACACTTCTTGAATCACCAGGAAGCAATGAGTTGCTTGGATTATTACGCATACGGTCTTCGTCGGCTGCTGCGTTATCTTCGCTGGTGTTTACGTGCGCTTCTCTATCTTCAGGCTGCTTGATAATCTCAGACTTTCCAATTACATTCATATTGCTCTTGTAAGAGCTGTAAATTTGAGATCCTAAATCGTGTGAACTTTTGCTTGTTCCAAGCTGGTATGTGTTAATATCGTTTTCAAAATTATCTAAACTATTTTTCCCGTCATCGCCTGGTGACCCGGTGCCTTTTAAAGACTCAAAGAGCTGCTGGTAGTCGACTGGTAGATCAGTAAGCCCTGCTGAAGGTACGCCAAGTATCGATGCTTCTTCAGCACTTGTTTTAGTTTCTGGGAATACAATATAGAATTGATCACCTTCTTCTTGCGCACCAACATCTGTTGATTTGTTTTCTATGTTGTTCATTGCTGCGGATAAACTGTTAGCGCCCGTCATTAACATTTCTTCAACTGTTCTGCCCGACAGCGTGGCATTTTGTTTAATAGTTGCCACTTCGTCGTTCCACGCTTGATCATTCCACGCTACTGCTAAGCACTTGTAAACTGTGCCTGCTTCGGTGACTGTAAACTTAGCTTGAACTATTTTAACTGTAAAATTATACGGGCCAACAGTAGTAGCGTTTCCGCTGTCATCAAAACCGTCAAATTTTACAGCCAGCATCATACCGGCATCAGCATAGTTTCTAAAGCCTTGTGCTTTTGACGCTTTGTCTAGATCTTTAAGAAAGTTACCCATGCTGTACGGTTCAACAATATCAAACGCAAATGTCAAAGAGTGAGCACCACGTATCCCAGTGGTTGCTGAAATAAGGCTTCTAACATTAACATTATCAAAATGATAATCCGACTTGCCCATATCTTCGGCAACTGTTATGCCATTTTTAAATTTTCCTATTAACGGATCAGGAAAGTTTGTTTGTGATTTATTTAGAACCGACAAGGACCACATCCAACTATAGGTAGCAAACTTATGTAGGGGATTTTCTTTAGGCCCTCCGCTTGCTGCTGCTCCGCCTCCTGATGACGGCAAAGTGTTTCCGCCCGATCCTTGAAACTCTCTATTCTGCCTTAAGTAGAAAAAGTCCTCTGGTGTTTCATGCGTCCAGGTTCTCCAACTGTCGTCGGCTGTTGCTTGAGGTGTACTTTCACCGCCTTCGTTTCTGCTAGCATCGGTTCTAATCACTCCCATTAGTTAACTCCGAGTGTTTCTCTTAGTAACTCAGACTGTGGCAGGAATATTTCTACCCCTGCTTCGAAATCATAAATTGGATCTCTAATGGTGTCTAAATTACGTTGAGCAAATACCCACCACAAGTCAGGTGTTTGATATAAGTCAAACGCTAACAAGTCAGGACGGTGTGTGTACTGAGATTCAATTGTATAAAGTATATCGTTCGAACGAGCAGGAACAGGACGTATAGTAAGATAGCTTAAATATAAACCGTTTTTAACTTCGGTGTTGAAGTAAGGACTAGCTTTATGATAATTAATTTTATCAAATCCAAGAATACTCATTACATAAATCCTCCGCCTTTGCCAGCAGCAAAGCTTTGTAGACTAAATGTCTGTGTCTTACTTCTGCTGTATGCTACTTTTAACGAGCAACTAATTTCACACTTAGTCGGAGCATATGTACCTGTTGCTGCTTGAATGTAATCAGGGTCGGACGGTAAGTTTATACTCCAGCTAGAAACTACTACTGGCACATCTTGAAACATATACTGACCGTATCCGTTTAGAAATACAATCGGCGGTGGTGAACCTTGATTAGCACTGCCGGCATACGCACTTTTAGTCATTGTACTAAAATAGTGTTGTGCCGCAATAATATAAGTTGCCTCGTCTTCGTTCTGACAAGTAAATGTTCCACTAATAGAAATGTCAGTAACTCTTGAGTTTTGATACACAACATAAGGATACAGCGCATGAGTTGGTGTCATTTCTGAATAGTCTGCGCCAGTACCATAACTAATATTCGGAGTGTACGGGAACATCAAGCCGCCGGTGCGTGCTAAACTTCCGTGTAATGGTCCGAAGCTGATACCCGACGGTATGGTTAACTTTACTCGCCAGTCCGGGGCGCCTGACGCTTTCCACCTTGCTGTTACAAAAGGCAGCGGTGTTGGGTTTGCTCCGTTTGGTAAGTTACGCTTTCTTAGATTACTAACATAGTTTTCAGTATCGTATATTTCGTTAGCTGCGTCTGCGTTTTGAGTATTGTTATCTCCATATATAATAGAGCTACCAGACACGTTTTCCGAAGTAGACTTAGGGGATTGCGACGATCTACTTTGTGCTTCTGCTGTTGGATTTTCTATAAACTCTAGAGCCATTTTTTTATCCTCTTTGATAACTTATTTAGTTGACAATATCGTACGTATATTATATTATAAGTAATATAGAATTTTAATAATATTCTATTTAGGATTTAAAATAAATGAGAAAACATAACTACCTAAATAATAAAGATATACTATCAGAAATACACAAGTCTAAAACTAATTTCTGTAGCTATACCGAAGATACATATAATCAGTTTGATTTGATCATATCGTTACAAGGCCCACACGGTACCCTCGAACAAGGCCTTGCTAAAATAAATCGAAACACTATCGCTGAAGCAAAAAGAAATAAAGCAAAGCGACTACAAACTAGAATGTTTGACGAGAGAAAAGCAGCCGGCGAAAAAATAAAGTTAGCCGAATGCGAGCATGATCCAAAGAAGATAAAAAAGGACGAGCTCATCTTCAGAGTCATGACGTTTGATCACATTCCTGAAGAACCAGGAAGAAAGAAAACTCCAAAGACACTTGCTGATACAAAAATCAAACTAAACTTCCCTGCGTTCCAGCACTACAAGTTTAATGAGAATGATGAATTAGTGTGTGTTGGCAAAAGTCACTGGACCGGTGGAATGGAAAACGGCTACTTCAGCAAGGATCATGGCAAGGTCACAAACAAACTTGCTCATATGTGGATAAAGCTATGCGAACGCTATGCTACTCGTGGTAATGTAAGAGGATATACTTACAACGACGAAATGCGTGGACAAGCAATTCTACAGTTAACACAGATTGGTTTACAGTTTGACGAGTCTAAGTCAGCTAACCCGTTTGCTTATTACACTGCTGCTGTTACTAACAGTTTTGTAAGAGTTATTAACTTAGAAAAACGTAATCAAGCTATTCGCGATGACATTCTTGAAATGAACGATATGACACCAAGTTACACTCGTCAAGCATCACGTGAATGGGAAGCAAATAATCCTGAGAAAAAATAAAATTTGTCTTGACAATATGGCCTGATATATACTATTATAGTATAAATGAGAATCCATACACGAGGACAATTTGTTTAAACGAGCTGCCATTTTTACCGATATCCACTTCGGTATGAAAAGTAATAGTAAAGTTCATAACGCCGACTGCGAAGAATTCGTTGATTGGTATATTGAACAAGCAAAAGCAAATAATTGCGAAACAGGAATCTTCTGTGGAGATTGGCATCACAACCGTAGTAGTGTCAATCTTTCCACACTTGATTCAACAATTCGATCATTAGAAAAGCTTGGTAAAGCCTTCGACAACTTTTATATGTTCGACGGTAATCACGACTTGTTCTATAAAGATCGTCGAGACATTAGTTCTACAAAATTTGCGAGACACATTCCGGGCATTACCCTAGTTGACGAGTATACTGAATTTGATGATGTAGCACTTGTTCCGTGGCTAGTAGGCGACGAATGGAAGAACATCGAAAAGTCTAAGAGCAAATATATGTTCGGACACTTTGAGCTTCCTACATTCCTTATGAACGCTCACGTTCAGATGCCGGAACACGGCGACTTACGTGCTACGCACTTTGTAAATCAGAAGTATGTGTTTTCAGGGCACTTCCACAAGCGCCAAGTAAAAGGCAATATCCATTATATCGGTAATGCTTTCCCGCACAACTATTCAGATGCGTGGGATGACAAGCGTGGCATGGTTGTGCTCGATCGTGAGAACGACGGTGAGCCTCAATACATTGACTGGGATAACTGTCCAAAGTACCGTACAGTAAAACTATCCGAACTGCTTGACCCTGATAACACTATTATCAAAGACAAGATGTACTTACGAGTAGCTATCGACATTCCAATTAGTTACGAAGAAGCAAGCTTCATTAAAGAAACATATATCAAGCAACACGACTGTAGAGAAATCACGCTTATACCTCAAAAGCAAATCGACGAGATTTCCACCGAGCTTGACATTAGCAAGTTTGAAAGTGTTGATGAAATTGTTTCTCGTGAAATTGTTGCGATCGAATCAGATTCTTTTAATCAAAAAACGTTGTTGGACATTTATTTAAATCTATGATACTAATATCCGGTAATAAAAACTTTGGGTTAGCTAAAGAATTACACAAATTATACCCTGACGCTTATTTTGCGTCACGTGAAACCGGGTATGACCTAGCTAAGAGCGACGAACAAGATGCGTTTGCTCAGTACGTAACACACTATAATACTATTATTATCAATAGTGCGCTATGGAAATTTAATCAAACTGTGCTACTTGACAAAGTTTACAAAAAATGTGTAGCAGAAAAGCATAGGCCGCATATCATTGCTATCGGTAGTACTACCGATCGTGTTAAAAATGGTAAGCCTTGGTTGTACAACGCTGAAAAGAAAGCACTGCGTGATTATTCTAATACGTTAGCACTAGGCGGCGTATGGGGCGAAGGTCCGAAGATTACCTATATTAGTTTCGGTACACTTTCAAACAATCAAGAAAAGCACCCTGACAGGAAATGTCTTGACATTTCTCGAGCAGCCGTGTATATTAAATGGATAATAGATCAACCTGAAGATATATGTATTAACGAAATCAGTATTGATCCAAAACAAGTGTAACCTATGACAATTCTATTAAAAGATTTAACAGTTAAAAACTTTATGAGCGTCGGCAATCAAACCCAGGCAGTTCGGTTTGATCAAGAACAGCTCACCCTAGTGCTTGGTGAAAACTTAGATCAAGGAGGTGACGACTCAGGCTCACGAAACGGGACCGGCAAAACGACAATCATCAACGGATTGTCCTACGCCCTCTACGGCCAAGCACTAACTAACATCAAACGAAACAACCTTATTAACAAAACAAATGGCAAACATATGTTAGTAACGTTGAATTTTGAGAAAAACAACGTTCAGTATCGCATTGAGCGTGGCAGATCGCCTACGTTTACAAAATTTTATGTAAATGACCAAGAGCAAGAGATGACTGACGAGTCTCAAGGCGACAGTCGTAAGACACAAGAAACTATTAACACCCTATTAGGCATGAGTCATGATATGTTTAAGCATATTGTAGCACTTAACACCTACTCAGAACCGTTCT